GTCACTTTGACTTCTAGCGCAGATAATTCAGGAATCACTTTTGCTGTTGTGGGAAAAGATGCCGATGGTGCTTCTCAAACTGTAGCTGCTTTTACTGGACCTGATTCTACTACAGCGAGTGTAACAGGAACGTGGACAGAAATTACAAGTATTACGGCGAGTGGATCAATCACAACTGATATTTCAGCAGGAGTTACAGGTGGGGCGACTACAGGAACTGTATTTGCTGGTAGAACTCGAATAAGAGGAATGAACGGAGTAGCTGGTGGTGGAGCAGGACGTCTTTATTTTAAAAACTCTTCTGCAACTACTGGCCCCAACAGACTCATCTTAGATGTAGATAGTGGAGAAGCAATTGCTCCTTATATTCCGGACAACGGAATTCTATTTGAAGATGGAGCTTATTTCGCTTACGATGGAACTGCTGTAGTCGGAGTATCCGTACAATATGACGGGTAGGGTTACATGGCTAACACTACTTCTCACTCATACAATTTTGATAAGACTCTTCCGATTGATGAAATCGTAGAAGAATCTTACGAGCGTATCGGAATTATAAATGTTTCCGGTTATCAATTAAAAACAGCCAAACGATCTTTAAATCTTTTATTTGCTGAATGGAGTAATAGAGGACTTCATTATTGGGAAATAGCTAATCAAGGTTTTACTTTAGTAGATGGACAAAATGTTTATACTACTTATCGATCTCCTCAAGATGGAGCTTCCAACGGATTAACAACTACTTTATCTGCAGGAATTAATGCATCTGTTACCGATATTCCTTTAACAGAAGTTAAAGACATGCCTGGTGCTGATCAAGGAGGAGGGACCATTACGGTTAACTCTGAAACGATTAGATATACAGGAAAATCTGCAGCAACAGGCGCGGCTAATCTTACGGGAGCAGTTCGTGGATCTAATGGGACGACTGCGGCTACCCACTCAAGTGGCGATGCCGTTACTCAACATGCAACCGGAATGGATAATATATTAGAAGTGAATTATAGAATTACTTCAACGAGCATTGATTCTCCAATGACTGAAGTAAGTCGATCTCAGTATCAAGGCTATTCTAATAAGACAGCGACAGGAACTCCTACTTCTTTTTTTGTTCAAAGATTCATTGATCGAACAACTATAACTTTATACCTAACTCCTGGCGCGGCGGAAGATGGAAATAAATTAAATTTATATTATGTACGAAGAATTCAAGATGCCGGTGCTTATACAAATGCAAGTAATGTCCCGTACAGATTTGCACCTTGTATGACAGCGGGATTGTCATTTTATTTATCACAAAAAAATGCACCCCAAAGAACACAAGAATTAAAACTTTATTATGAGGATGAATTGGCTAGAGCCGTAAAAGAGGACGCTGATATTACAAGTACTTATATCGCCCCTAAGGTTTATTATCCTAACGTTTAATTATGACTACATTTGCTTCAGGAAAACATGCACTCGCTATATCAGATAGATCTGGATTAGTTTTTCCTTATCTGGAAATGGTAAGGGAATGGAATGGAGCATGGGTTCATTTTTCTGAATTTGAGCCTAAACAACCTCAATTGGAACCTAAGCCTACAAGTGCGGATCCTCAAGCTCTACAAAGAGCAAGACCGGCAAGAGTAGCCTTACCTACACCTGCTGTTTTAAATGATAATCCATTTACCACTGAAGTAGGAACTACAGTTATTGTAAGGGAGAATAGGCATGGACGATCTACCAATGACGCTGTTAGATTTTATCAGGTTAAAGAACCTGTAGGAGGAGTAGCTATTTCCACTTTGGAATTAAGTACAACTTTGAATGGGGATATTACGGCAGCGGCAACCAGTTTAGTTTTAACAAGCTCTGCTGAATTCGTGGCCCCGGGTTATATTAGCATTACTTCTACCGACGCGGATACCGGAGTCGTTAATAGTGAAACCATTTATTACACGACGAATACTACAGGGAGCAATACTCTTTCGGGATTGACTCGAGGAACCGCAGCTCCTTCTAATGGAAAGACCCCCACTTCAACTACAGCCAGTGCTCATTCAAGTGGTGCAAAAGTTTATGGATCTTATATAATTACAAAAATTGATAGTACTATTCCTTATGCGGGACAACCTTCAACGTTGCCCGTAAGTGATAGTTTTAGTTTTACTTTAGCCAATGCGGCGACTAGTATAGCAACAGGAGGAGGATTTTTCGTTTTCGGTGGACCCGTAAACGATAGACCGTAATGATTAAATATTTTAAAAAATTATGGAAGAAATTTTTTGGAAAAACTTCTGAGACACTCCCAGAAAATGTAGGAGTAGAAATAGTAGAACCTACTCCAAAACCACAGCATTGTGGCGCACACAGCAGATTTATAAAAGGTTGCCCAACTTGCCGGGAGGTGGTTAAATAATGGCTGGATATACACTCGAAGCATTAGAAGGTGACATTAGAAGTTATACTGAAGTAGATTCAACTGTATTCACTGGTGCTCTTCTAGGCAGATTTATAGAAAATGCAGAGAATAGAATTTTATATGATCTCCCTATGGATTCCGATAGAAAAATGGCTACGGGAAATTTTGCTGTAGATAATAATACTATTAATAATCCAGCAGGCGCTCTTTTTGTAAGAGCTGTGGAAGTATTTGATTCTACCTCAGCGGTTACAGGAAATTCAGTTTTTTTACAGAAAAAAGATGTAACTTATTTAAGAGAATATGTAGCAAATTTAACGGGAAAATCAGGAGGTCTTACGGGCCAGGATGTTACAGGACAACCCAAGTATTATGCGATGTTTGGAGGAGCCACAGGAATAACTGATTCTACTTCAGGAGGGCTTCTTTTAGCTCCTACTCCCGATACGACTTATGCTTTTAGAATATATTATAATGCAAAACCTACGAGTCTAGTGACTAATACCTCTGGGACTTATCTTAGTAGATACTTTACGACTGGTCTTTTATATGGCTGCTTAACAGAGGCTTATGGATATTTAAAAGGTCCCATGGACATGTTGACACTATATGAAAACAAGTATAAACAGGAAGTACAGAAGTTTGCAGGAGTGCAACTTGGAAGAAGAAGACGAGATGATTACACTGATGGTACGGTTCGTATCCCAGTTAAATCACCGTCACCGTAATTTAGGAGATAAACATGGCAATAACATCAGCAATTTGTAATAGTTTTAAACAAGAAATTTTAGAAGCGGAACATAACTTTACAGCATCTAGTGGTAATACTTTTAATCTAGCGCTATATGATAGCGATGCAACTTTAAATAAATCTACAACTGCTTATACAACTTCAGAAGAACTCGCTGCCACGGGCGGCTATACAGCAAAGGGAAACGCTCTAACAAGTGTTACTCCTACCTTAGATAGTGACACAGCGGTTTGTGATTTTGCAGATACAAGTTGGACTTCAGCTTCATTTACTGCACGAGGTTGTTTAATTTTCAATGATTCACATTCTAGTGATGCTTCAGTTTGTGCCATTGATTTTGGCGGAGACAAGACCGTTACTAGCGGAACTTTCACAGTAGAATTTCCTGCAGCAGCAGCATCAACAGCAATCATACGAATAGCATAGGGAGGCATTCCTTATGGCTACTGGATGGGGACGATTAACCTGGGGTCAATCCGACTGGGGTGAAACTAACGTTTATACTCAAGGCTGGGGAGCTAAGGCCTGGGGTGAAGATGAATGGGGTGATTTAAGCGATGCTGTAATTAGTTTAACCGGTGTTGCAGCAACAACTTCCATAGGAGCCGTTGACGCTTATGTTCAACCTGGTTGGGGAACTTTAAACTGGGGCGAAAATGGCTGGGGATCTGTTGATGAAGCAGTCGTTAGACCAAGTGGAGTTTCAGCAACTACAAGTGTAGGAGCCATTACACCTGCAGATGTTATGGGGCTTACAGGAGTTTCAGCGACAACTTCTCTGGGCACTCCCACTGCCAGATCTTTTAATACAACTATTTTAACTGGCCAATCAGCCACTTCTACAATTGGATCATTAAATATAGAAATTGGAGTTCCTTTAACAGGAGTTTCAGCGACAATTTCTATAGGCTCTCCTACTGCACGATCTTATAATACAACAACATTAACTGGGGTTTCTGCGACAACTGCTATTGGAGATCCTACTATTAGTTCGAATCCAACGGTTCTGCCGTCAGGAGTTTCCGCTACAACTAGTGTAGGGGCGTTAGCTCCTGCCGATGTAATGGGACTTACTGGAGTTTCAGCAACGACAGCAGTTGGAGCTATTACACCTAAAGATCAAGTAATGGGACTTACTGGACAGTCAGCAACAATTACTTTAGGAATCGTTTCACCTCTACATTATAAAGATGACACGATTACTGGGTCCACGTCCTATACAGATGTTGACATAACTGGTTCAACATCATATACAGAAGATAAACACGCAGCAGAAGGATAAAATATGGCTTCAAATTATACAGGTTTAGGCGTTCAACTCATGACTACCGGCGAGAAGGCTGGTACGTGGGGAACTCTTACTAATACAAACTGGAATATCATGGAACAGATTTCTGGGGGTTATGTAGAACAATCTATAGCATCAACTCCTACTACGTTATCTGTATCTGATGGATCAACAGGCGCTACTCTTGCACACAGAATTATAAAATTCACAGGAACAATTGGTGAAGCTACTACGGTAACAATTCCTATAGATGTTCAAACTTTTTATATCATAACAAATGGCTCATCAGGTGCATATACCGTCACATTTAAATATGTTACGGGTTCAGGGAGTTCAGTTCAATGGTCAGCTACAGATAAAGGAACTAAAATTATTTATGCAGCTGCGGATGATGGAACGAATCCCAACATAGTGGATGCAGGCTTTGGAGCTGGAGACGTAACTCTTACTGGAACACAAACTTTAACAAATAAAACATTAACTTCTCCAAAAATTGGAACTTCTATTTTAGATACAAACGGACTTCAATTAGCTCTTTTAACAGCTACAAGTTCTGCTGTTAATGAAGTTACATTAGCAAATGCTGCTACAGGAAATAACCCAACACTTACAGCGTCTGGAGACGACAGCAATATTGGTATTGCTCTAAAAACAAAAGGAAGTGGAGTTATTCAAGCTGAAGATGGAACTGGAACGGTCGCTGCAGTTAAGATTGCAGGAAAAGAAACAATTTGGATACCAGCACAAGCGATGTATGGCTCAGAAACAAATGGTGCTGATGCACAACAAGTAGAGACAACAGCAACACGACCAGATTTAAAAGTTTTAGACTTTGATGCAAGTACAGCAGAATATGCACAATTTGCTATCGCAATGCCTAAAACATGGAATTTAGGTACAGTCACTTATCAAGTTTTTTGGACTCCAAGTAATACGAATACGGATGATTGTATTTTTGGTCTTCAGGGTGTTTCGTGTACAGAAGGCGACACAGCTGATGTAGTTTTTGGAACAGCGGTAGAAGTTACAGATGCTGGAATTGGAACTGTAGAAGATGTACAAATGACAGCTGAGAGCGGTGCCGTAACCATTGCAGGATCTCCGGCTGATAACGATCAAACATTTTTTCAACTTTATAGAGATGCGGCGGATGGTAGTGACGATTTTACTGGCGACGCACGAGTACTAGGAATTAAATTATTCTATACAACTGACTCAGCGAATGATGGGTAAGGAGTAAAATATGAGGAAGATTGATAATCCCTTAACATTCGAACCAACAAAATCAAAAATAAATCAACCTAAAACCAAAAACTTTGGTTATCAAATCTTAGGATTTGGATCCGGAGCGGCAGGAGGTCCATATCAGATCTCTTATCTAGTCATCGCTGGTGGCGGTGGCGGTGGTACTGGTCAAAACTATCCAGGAAGAAGAATAGGCGGCGGTGCCGGTGCAGGTGGATATAGAAATTCATATGCTAGCGAATCTTCTGGTGGTGGAGGGTCAACTGAAACTCCAATCACTATTGGAGCTGGAGTCGTTTTAAGTGCAACAATTGGAGGCGGCGGTGCCGGTGGTACAGGTGCTTCTAATAATGGATCAGCTGGTTCAAACACTACACTGACGGGAACTGGTGTATCAGTTTCCACGGTGGGAGGTGGATACGGCGGTGCCCGAACAACTACTGGAGGAAATGGTGGATCTGGGGGCGGCGGCGGTGCTGATTCTGGTGGCGGAGGAACTGGTACTTCCAATGAAGGATATAATGGTGGCTCAGGCGCATCTGATAAAGGTGGCGGAGGCGGCGGTGCCGCCGAAGCGGGAAATACAGATGGTGCTTGTCTTGGTGGTGATGGTTTAGCTTCTTCAATAACAGGTTCAAGTGTCACAAGAGGTGGTGGCGGAAGCGCTGCAGATGGTAATACTTATAAACCTGGTGGTGACGGCGGCGGTGGTTCAGGGGGTTCTGGGACTCCTTCATATGGAACTGCTGGTGGAAATGGAACCGCTAATACTGGAGGCGGAGGAGGATCCGCAGGATCTAACGACGTTGTCCCTCCTGCAAATGCAGGATCAGGTGGTTCAGGAGTAGTTATACTTCGTTTACCAGCTGGTAATTATTCAGGAACAACAACTGGAAGTCCTACGGTAGGAGACGATGGTGCCTTTAAAGTAATAACATTCACAGGAAACGGAACGTACACCACATAATGGCTTATTTTGCTAAAATAGATGAAAATAATATTGTTCTAAGAGTTTCTGTAGTGCATGATAGTATAGCGACCGATGAAGCCGCAGGAGTTACTTTTCTCAAACAACATCATGGAAGTGATACAAATTGGAAACAAACTTTTATAGAAGGTGGGGCAAGAAAAAATTATGCGGGAATAGGATATAAGTATGATTCATCCAGAAATGCTTTTATTCCAGAAACACCTTACCCATCTTGGGTAATTAATGAAACCACTTGTCTTTGGGAATCTCCTCTTGGAGATCCCCCTACATTAACAGAAGAACAACGTTCTCAAAACACAGCACAAACTCATGCCTGGGGCTATGACTGGAATGAATCCGGTAAATCTTGGGATTTGACAAACGCGAAGGCTTAACTTATAATCGTTAATCTTAACGATGAAAGAAAGAAAAAAATTTGATACTTCCTCTTGGAGTCTTTATGTAGATAAAGTTCATTTCTATGCCTATTGGGAAAAGGCTTTTTCACCAGAAGAATGTAAAATCATTATTGATGTTGCCAAAAAGAAAGGGCTTCTAAACGCTCAAACTTTAGGAAATATAAGTAATTATAGAAATAGTAAATTGTGTTGGTTGTATAGTCAAGATGGTCTTCAGTGGGCCTTTAAAAGACTAACAGATATTGTTTTAAATTTAAATGAAAGATTTTTTCAATTTGATTTATTTGGATTAAATGAAGGATTACAATTTACAAACTATAAAGCGCCTTCGGGTGAATATAGAAAACATATAGATCGAGCGGCTAATTTTCCCGTTAGAAAATTATCCTTAAGTGTTCAGTTAACCAATCCGAAAAAATATAAAGGAGGAGACCTTATTCTTCATGATTCAGAAAATAAAACGATGAAAAAAGAACAAGGAACATTGATTTTATTTCCTTCGTATATTTTACACGAGGTTACTCCCGTGACCAAAGGAGAAAGAAATTCGTTAGTTACCTGGGTCACAGGCAAACAATTCAAATAACCCTTTTAAATGAACCGAGACATTCTATTTCCCACTCCTATTTATTTTAAAATGGCTAAGGATTTTAAAAAATTAAATAAATATTTATTTCCCCTCATAAAAGCGTGGAGTAAAAAAGATAAAAGTGAAATAAAAACGAATGCGGGTGGAGGATGGCATAGTTCCACCAATATGAATTTAAAAAAAGAATATAAACCTTTGACCGATGAACTCTTCGCTATGCAAAATGAAATTTATAAGGACTATGGTATGCAGGATACACCCGCTTTAGGGAATATGTGGGCTAATATTAATTATCCAGGAGCCTATAATCGAACTCATATACATCCTAACTCTCACTGGTCAGGTGTCTATTATGTCAAGGTTCCTAAAAATTCTGGGTCTCTTTGGGTTGAAGATCCTCGTCCTGGTCCTAATATAATGCTACCCAGACGACATAAAGGTCTACCCAAAGCTTTATGGCGTATGGTTCTTTATCCTGCACAGGAAGGACAAATAATTATGTTCCCCGCCTGGTTACCCCACGGCGTAGAAATGAATGAATCCAAAGAAAAAGGAGAAAAAGGATGGAGGGTATCTGTTTCGTTTAATTTTACTCAAGTCAGATATACATCGTGTCCCGACCTCGAAAATGAGTTATAAACAATTTGGAAAATACGGACAATGAAACATAACGAAAGACCATGGAAGTTTTATTATTGGGGACCACTTCTGTATCATTGTATCGTGAATCCAGAAGACGTTAAAAAATTACGCAAAATTTCTAATAAAAAACAATATTATAATCACAATCTCGCAGGCGATATTAAAGAACAACACGGCATCGTGGAGCAAGAACGTCTGGAATTCATGCGAATTATTGAACCTTATTTAGAAGGGTTTGTTAGTGCTTTTAAACATTTCTATTCCTTACAAACGGATAAAAAGTTTCACATCGATGTAGATGATCTCTGGGTAAATTTTATGAGAGCGGGGGACTCCAATCCTCTCCATGTTCATAAGAATTGTCAGTGGTCAAGCGTTCTGTATTTAGATGTTCCTAAATCTTTAATCAAGGAACAAGAATCATTTAAAGGCACCGGAGTAGGGCCGGGTGGGATTTGTTTTTTAATCGGTCCCGAGCAACCCAACTTCGTAACGTTTAATCAACATAGGCCCCGAACTGGAGAGTTCTTTATTTTTCCGAAAACGGTTTATCATTATGTAGCTCCTTTTAAAGCCAAAGGCACACGCGTATCGATGGCGGCTAACTTTTCTATAAAAAATATAACAATTAATTAATGATAGGAAAAAATGAAAGAAGTTTTGAATAAAAGAAAGAGTTGGAAGATTAATCCTGAGGATATTACGGTGTGGGATAATTTTTTTAAACCGGAGTGTTTAAAGATATTAAAATATCGAGTCTTATATGGAAAATATTTTGATAAAAAATATGATAATTACCATGCCATTAATTATCCAAAGGACCAAGATCGTATCACCGAACTCATTGTTAAAGAATTAAAACAAAAAATAGACCTCCCAGAATTTCAAAAAGCATGGAGCTTTCTTTATGATGAAGGAAAGACAGGAGCTCGACTCCATAGTGACCCTTCCCTCATTACTTTAAATACATGGGTTTCTGATGATCAGTCCGTTCGTAATAAATCAAAAAATGGATTAGATATATATAAAATAAAACCTCCTTCTGACTGGACGGAAAAAGATTGGAACGGAGATAATGATAAAATCACTCAGTATATTGAAGTTAACAATATAAAACCTGTCGTAGTTACTTATAAAAATAATCGAGCTATCTTTTTTAATAGTTGTTATTTCCATGCGAGTAGAGGGGTATCCATGAAAAAAGGATTTGAACACAGCCGAATTAGTTACACTCAATTATTTGGTGTAAGGAGTTGATATCCACTAAAATCTAGTATATTTGTAATAGAAACGGAATTTTCTATGTTACAAAAAGTAAGCTTTTTACCAGGATTCAACAAGCAAGTGACTGCTACCGGTGCTGAAGGACAGTGGACTGGAGGGGACAATGTACGTTTTAGATATGGCACCCCTGAAAAAATTGGAGGTTGGGACCAGTTAGGAGCAGATAAATTAACAGGTGTTTCTAGAGCCCTTCATCATTGGGACGATAATGCTGGTATTAAATATGCAGCGATCGGCACTAATAGAATTTTATACGTCTATTCAGGTGGACAATATACGGATATTCATCCTCTTCGAACCACAATAACTGGTTGTGATTTCACAAGTACCGATACTGAGAAGACGGTCACAGTTACTTTTCCAAGTCCACACGGGTTAGTGGATGATGACATTGTTAAATTTGATGCTGTCAGTGGAGTCACGGCGGTTGGATCAACTTATACCGATGCCTCCTTTGAAGATATTCTATTTATGGTGACGTCAGCGCCTACTTCACTGACAATTACTATTACTATGGCAACGGCGGAATCAGCAACTGAATTAAGTAATTCAGGTTCAGCTTCAGCATTGTGTTATGAAAGCGTAGGACCTGCTCAAGAAGTTGGTGGTTATGGTTTTGGAACAGGAAATTGGTCGGGTGCGGCTTCGGGTCCAGCGACTACTACCTTAGGTGCTAACATTGCAGATACAAGCACAACATCAATTACTCTTGCCGACTCAACTGCTTTTCCTACTTCAGGAGAAATTAGAGTAGGGACAGAGGATATTTCTTTTGCGGATAATGACACAGCCACAGGAATTTTAAGCGGAGGAGCTAGAGGAGTTAATGGAACCACAGCACAATCCAGTTCTAGCTCACCCTCTACTCATAGTTCCGGGGATGATGTAACCAATATTTCAGACTATGTTGCCTGGGGTGAAGCATCTTCAGCTGACTTTACCATTGAACCAGGGCTTTGGGTTCTGGATAACTATGGAACAAAATTAATGGCTCTTATTTATAATGGTAAATGTTTTGAATGGGATGCAGCAGCTTCAAATCCTACGGCAAATCGTGCTACAGTTGTTAGTGGAGCACCGACCGCTTCTAGGCACATGATAGTATCTCCGGTTGATCGCCACTTAATTTTCTTAGGAACAGAAACTACAATTGGTGATACCAGTACTCAAGATGATATGTTTATACGATTTGCGGATCAAGAAAGTACAAGTGATTACATTCCAACATCGACCAACACCGCAGGTACCCAAAGACTTGCTCAAGGCTCTAAAATCATGGGAGCGATTCGAGGTCGGGACACTATGTATATCTGGACCGATGCGGCCATCTTCTTGATGCGTTTTGTCGGTCAACCTTTTACCTTTTCTTTTGAACACGTAGGAACCAACTGTGGACTCATTGGTAAGAATGCCTGCATGGAAGTGGATGGAACCGCTTTCTGGATGTCAGAAAATGGTTTCTTTCAGTACTCAGGGTCACTTCAATCGATGCCTTGCTTAGTTGAAGACTATGTTTTTGAAGATATTAATACTACTTCTAGAAATCTTATTAACTGTGGTTTAAATAATCTATTTGGAGAAGTAAGCTGGTATTATTGTAGTAATGGTTCAAATGTCGTTGATCGAGTGGTGACTTATAATTATCTGGAATCCGTCATGCTTAAGAAACCTATCTGGTATACCGGAACCCTGGCACGAACTGCATGGGCCGACTCTTCTATTTTTGCAAAACCTCATGCTTGTTATTACACAACCAGTGATAATGCTTCCTTTGATGTGGTAGGTAATACTGACGGGATTACAATTTATTATGAGCATGAAACAGGGACCGATCAGGTAGATGCTGGAGGAGTAATAACTGCCATCACTTCCAATGTTCTTTCAGGAGATTTTGACATTACTCAGAAACGAGCAGCGCAAGGACAACTTTTAGGAGCTCCTGATATGAGAGGAGACGGAGAATATTTAATGAAGATTAGAAGATTTATTCCTGATTTTATTAGCCAGGCTGGAGACACTCGCGTTACTTTATTCTTAAGAGATTATCCCAACAATAGTGCTGCTAGTTCTTCGCTTGGACCCTTTACAATTACCAGTTCCACTGATAAAGTCGATACGCGCGCTCGAGCACGGGCGATTGCATTAAAAATAGAGAACACTTCCACTTCACAGAACTGGAAGCTGGGAACATTTAGACTGGACATACAACCAGACGGGAGAAGATAATGGTAGACTTTGTAAATAGTAGAATTCATAATGTGGGAAATACTGGTGTTTTTAACACCGCTATGAATCGAAATATTTTTACACCTCAAGCACTGAATGCTTTTAGAGGTATAGCGGCCTCTCCACTAGGTACTGTTGGAAGATCCGTTTTGGGTATACCCGGGGCTGTGGCAGCCACTCCTTTTCTTGCTCGAGCAGGGATAAATTATCTTACAGAACGAGATCCTAATGCGACTCGATCAAGTTTATTTAATATAGATTTAACAAGGAATGCAAATGAAGGTGCTGCCTTACCTGGTAGTACTGTGGACGGGTGGGGATCACCGATGGGTACCGTACCTGATGGCGGAGTTGTACCTCCAATAAAAAAAATTAATACACCTTTAAACGATTTAGATCCTAACTGGCAACATCAATTAAGAATGCAAGATATAGATCGTGGGAACATTGATAATCGATTTAGTTTACCAAACTTTGGTGTATCAGGAATTTTGAAAGGTCTTAAAGACCAGTTTACATATAGAGGAGCCCAAGGAGAAGTATGGGATCCTACTACAGGACAAATGCTAAGTGCTGAAGAGCAAGACGAACAGAATGCGTTGGGTGGTTATTATTCTGATGCAGCACGACATGATCGAGCCCAACGCGCAAGAGTTACGAAGATGCTAGCGCGACAAAAAGCAGGTAAAAGAATTAGCCAAATGAATTTAGATAGACTTATAGATCAGGGCTATGGTCCTAAAATTACTCCACCTGTTGTTACAGCTCAAGGCGATCAAGTTAATACAGGAGGAAAGCAAAGTGGTTGGGATAGCCCTGGGTACACTACCCAAGGAGGATTTACTGGAACTAGAAGTGCACCAAGTGCTAGAGGTACGACAACACCAGCTTCAGGAAGAGGACACCATTCATGGGCACAAGGCGGAAGGATTGGATACAATCGAGGACGAGTCGTTAATCCTGGTGGTTATAATGGAAAACCAGATTGGGAAATACAACAAATTAATGAATTCGGAGTTTCTTATCCTGAATTTCTTGATAACCAAGGATTTCCACCTCTTAATCAAATGAGCATTTCCGAAATAGCTGCAGCTGCAAGTGCTTGGGATAAATGGAAAAGAACACAGAACGCTCAAGGCGGAAGGATTGGTTTAAGAACCGGTGGAGATCCTGACGAAATACACGATGATCTATCTACTTTCGAATTTATGCAAGATCAAGGGATTCCTTTTGGTCCCATGGCAGAAGGCGAAGAAGACCCTTTATCCATGCTCATTGCTCAATACATAGAACAAGGATTCTCTCCCGAAGATGCAGAAAAAATGGCACTAGAACAATTTGAATTAATGGCACAGGGATCTGAACAAGGTCAAGGCCTAGCGAGTCTTGTTTAATGGCAAAAATTGTACAAGCCTTAACACGAGCAAGTAAAGAATATGATCCGGTAACTTTTCAATCGCTAGTCCGGGATCTGGACGCCGTGATTAATAAATTGAATACATCTTTTCAACAAGAACTTAAACAAGAGGTAGAAGCTCAGTCCTTCTTTATTGAATAATGGCAGTTATTAATCAGTATAAAATGTATGGAGTCACGAGTACCTCTGCAGAAGGACCCATTAAATTTTTTGGTACTACGACGATCAATGGAGTGGCTACTCAAAACCCTTTAATTTCAGAGACCTATATTGTGAAGTCCTTACATGTCACGAATAAGTCAGGGTCTAATACACCCACGATTACCATAACGAACAATGGGTTTCAGGTGATTAACACTCAAACTTTATCAACAGCCGCTAGCGTAGAAATCTTAAGCAACCCGATGGTGGTGGAAGGGAATACGGTTCTTTCTTATACGACCGCAGGCACGGTGAGTGATGGGGTGGATATCACGATTAGTTATTTAAACATTAAAAAAGAGGTCACGACCTAGTGGAAATTAAACCGACTAAAGTGACAACGACGATTACACATAAGCACACAGGAGAGGTCTATAAGACCGAAGAAGAGTGGAAAGCGAAGGGAATAGAGGAAAAAAACATCCGCAGAGATGTCCATGTCCTGATGCCGGCGCTTGATTTATTTAGTAAAACAAAGTAGGTTGAAAATTTAGGGCAAAATTATGACAAAACCACACAGACAACAATATGGATTAGGCAGCTTTGTTAAAAAGATAGCAAAGAAAGCTAAAAAAGTAGCTAAAAGTCCTTTAGGAAAAGCAGCTTTACTAGGAGCCGGTGCTTATTTTGCACCTTCATTATGGGGTGGCGCAAGAGGGCTTTCAGGTTGGAAAACAGGTTTAGGAGCTTTGCGTAATAAAGCATTTGGAGCCGCTGCAAAAGGTGCAGGTAAATATTTATACTCACCTGTTCAAGGTTCAGGTAAAAGTGGCATGTTCTCAGGT